GCGTGGAAACATCGGAACATAAATTCTGGCGGTCCCAAGGGGATTCGAACCCCTGTTGACGGCGTGACAAGCCGCTGTAATGACCAGGCTATACTATGAGACCAAAATTGGTAGGGGCACAGAGAATCGAACTCTGATTTACTGGTTAAAAGCCAGTTACTTTAGCCGTTAAGTTATACCCCCATTATTATTTGTTTTGCTGACGCACTATTTGCTAATGCTCAACGGAGTTAGCGGCCGCATTACCGTTTATATACATAGTTACTCAGGGTTGACGTTTCCCCCATGGCTTACATCAGCAAAACAAATAACAATAATGAATGGCTGCGGATTTATACGAATTACATGGCGAACCAAAACGGAGACCAACTTAGCCTAACCTCAGCGTTAGGAACCATTCAAAGTTTTATGGTAGGAAAGGTCGCCCAATCCTTTCTTTACTACGTGACTTGTTTATAACCTCTACCATACTAAAATACATTAGGAACTCCAGTCTACTTACTAAGGATCCGTCTTCCCGTTCTGTGCTTTCATCATTACTACTAGGTGGTGTGCCGTTGCTCGAAGCCTTCGTGTGAGATAACTGCGGTCTCCCGTCGGAGGATATCAGAAACTTCCGCTGGGTTATCTCACCTAGCACGCCTAGGTAACCTACTGTATTTTAGTATGGTACACGATACGAGAATCGAACTCGTCTTTCCGCCTTGAAAGGGCAGCGTCCTAACCGATAGACGAATCGTGCATACAACTATCAAAAACTTTTTAAAGAACAGACTCTAGTATATCACAACTGGAATCTTTGTCAAGCGGAGTGTTGTACGATGACAACACTCCTTTTTTTCTTACTCTTTCAACGGAACATATTTTGGATCACACGGAGCATTTTTTCTGTAATGAACAGGCCAATGCCAGAAACGACACTTTTTACATTCCATCTTTTTGTTTCCTTATTCAACTAAAGAAACTCTATTCTATCACAACTGGAGATTTTGTCAACCAGTTTGTTGTCAAACTACAACACCTTCAACTTCTTTTTTATGGAATTTTAAGACTGCTTCCCATGCTTTCATTTCTCCTTTGTGTGGAGTGTAAGCAGGAACATTCTTACGAATTCCGTTAACTTTACCCTTATAATCAAAACAATGTGTTCCTGTTTTCCAACCAGTAACTTCAAACACTTCATAACCAAAAGCTTTTAAGCTATCAATTTGTTTTTGACTAATCATTTTGTTTCCTCATCTACTAAAGAAACTCTAGTATAACACAACTGGCCGATTTGGCAAATGTAATACTTTAGTTCTCAAGCAAATCAGTCAACTATTCATAATGTGTATTATAGCACACATTATGAACAAAAACCAGTCATAATGTCACTTATACTACACCTTATGCAAGCTTGGAGTAGGTGACAGGAATCGAACCTGCATAAAACGGGGTTGCAATCCGTTCCCTAGCCTTTCGGGTCACACCTACATAAACTTGGCGGAAGATTAGGGAGTCGAACCCTATCTACATCTTTCAACGTAGTGCAGATTAGCAATCTGTTGCCTTACCGTCCGGCCCATCTTCCTCAATTTGGCGGAGAGCAGAGGAGTCGAACCCCATCCCATTTCTGAGAACCTGGTTTTCAAGGCCAGTCGCAGGACCATCCCCGCTGCATTACTCTCCAAATTTTTAGTCGAAAAAAAACCCAGTTTGTTTAGAACTGGGTTTGTGATTGTTTTTTTAGACTAAAAACTTACTATACACAAACCCCTTCAGCAAACGCCCATGAATTATCGGCACAAATCGGTGTGCGATACTCATTACTTTGCTGGGACATGGGTTTATGGGATAACATTTTTTTCTTTCTAAAATTTCAATATGTTTGTATTATATAGGCATTTAGGTGCCTTGGCAATACGTTATGTGGTATTTTTACAAAAATAATACTAAATTATTCTTCTACAACCAATTCGTAGTCTTCTTTACTTACTCCGCACTCTGGACATCCAACCGAATCGGGTAAGGATGCATAATCTTCCTCGGATAAAATATGACCACAAACTACGCAACGATAATATCTCATAGTGCCTCCAATACTTGTTGATATGCCTGAGCATGTTTCTTTTCTACTTTAGCAAGAGCCGCAAATCTCTTTTCTGCTTTCTCTAAGATTTCAATGAACTCACGTGCATGTTCTTTACTCTCGGTGATTTGTTCTTCGGCTTCTTTTGCCGCTTCAATGTTACCTTCACTCCAAGCAATTGCTTGAAACGATGGATACATTTGTGTGAACTCATATGTTTCACCTTCAATTGCCTTTTCCAAACACTCTTTAGTACTTGGTTTACCAATCAACAATTCTAAATGTCCCCATGCATGTTTGATTTCTTGGTCAGCAGTATGTTCAAAGTGTTTTGCAACATCTTCAAACCCTTCTTCCCTTGCAATCTTAGCAAAGTAACGGTACTTGATATGTGCCATTGACTCACCGGCCAAAGCACTCTCTAAATTTTTTAGTGTAACTGACATAATTTCCCTTTCATATAAATTAGTAATCACGGATTACTTATAATAGTATATCACTATTTTGACTAAAAGTCTAATTGATTATATCAATGACCGTGATAGTTACCTATCCACATGTACCAACATGAAGGTATTCCTCATATCGGACTCATCAATAGGATCAACTATCCACATAGGATTCATAATGTTGTAGTGTTCCCTAAAGATATCAACTGGTATTCTTTTCTGTAGTTCTATGAAACTGCCATCACCAAAAGGTACATGATAATCCAACACCTCCAAATTCATATACCCTTTTATCATTAGGAAATATGCATAAAAGATATAATCAAAGTCGTGCCAGATAATATTAGGATAGTTCTCTACTAATTTCACCTCATCAATGAATTGTTCAAAACTTGTCTTCTCGTATACTGGTATATCGTTGAACCAAAAGAACGTTGAAAAGTTACGTGTCTCTTTCTCTAAGAACCCTCTGTATTTCGGATCAAAGAATCGAACACACGACTCTATATTGTTTGCCATGAAAGCATCTTTGGATACTGTGTGTCCGTAGATTTTTCTATTCAACAAATATTCTGCGAATATAGTATCATAATCCATGAAACGGAAGAATATACTATCAACATCAATAACACCCACACGGGTATAATGTGTATTATCAAATACCCATTTCACACCAAAGAACTTCTTTACATTGATAATATTTTGATGGTTCAATATACTATCATCACAAACTATAGATTGATATTGTAAATCAGGATATGTTTCTTTGAATTGTTGGTGTTCATTTTCATTTGTGAACACCAAGAATACATCCCGAAGTACAAAATGTTCCGCATAAGATTTGAGTAATCTTTCTGCGAAATGAAATTTAGGTGGGTGAACTGGTGCTAAGAAGCAAGATGATCTCATTTCTTTTCTTCTACTGTTGGTTCAACTACCTCTGGTTTTTGAACTTCTGGGAATTCACCCATCTTAAATAAAACAATTGGCTTCCAATATTTGTGTAATATATTATTGATGATTGTTACACCACCGATAATAATAATAAACCCGATCATGGTCAAAATACTACCAGATAAAAAAACTGCTGTTACATCCATATCCATAATAATCCTTTCAAGTAAATGTGATTATACAATAAAAAAAGGGGTCTGTCAAGACCCCCTTTTACTTATCTACCTTTTATACCTGGTGAAGTTCGGTATTTTTTGATGGCCTCAATAGCCTCAAGAATACTTCTTAAGAATTTCATAATGCCATCCTGTGTTTGTTAGTATATTCTCTCATTAGTCTTTCAACTTCTGAGGTCGTTTGTGGATTTTTAGAAGCAATGTATTGTTCTAAACCAGATGGAGTAGGTTTCTTCAACTGGTCTAGAATAAACTTGCCTATCTTGTAGGTTAAGTATAACATGTTATTTCTCTGAAATGGTTATTTTTTTGATAGCATCTTGTGCCTTCACCATATTTTCTAACCAAATTTTCAACATGCCATTAACCAATTCAGCGTTCTTGATTTCAACCTTATCGGCAATCTTGAACTCGTGGGTGAAGTTTCTATTTGCAATACCTTTGTAAAGATATTGGTCTTTCACTTCCGCATCTTTATCTTCTGAAATATTACCAGAAACAACCAAAGAATTACCTTTGAGTGTCAAGTCAATATCAGACTTTGCAAAGCCTGCAACAGCAAGTTCAATAACGAATTTGTTTTCGTCAACTTGTTTGATATTGTATGGTGGATATTTTGGAAGACTCTTTGCCGCTAATTGGCCGAGACTTTGAAGGTCATCGAAGAAACCCACAGAAAATGGGTCAAATGATTTTTGAAGTGCTTTTAGGTCGTTCGTAGTGAACATAGTTTTTCTCCTTAAAATAAGCAAGATTGAAATTTGATACCCCGAAGGCGTATCGTTGTTGCTGGTTACGTTTTCCAGCAGTAGTATCGTCTACTCGTTTTATTACGCTCCTAAGGTAGAAGAGCCCGTTTCCTGGAGTATTACGTTGCGGTAGGACCAGGTTCCACCTTTAACGTTCCCATACCGATTGGGAATTATATTAGTATTTATACTACCTGTCAAGCGGTTCTTGATTTATTACCAATATTATATTTGGGAACCAACTGCCAATCACCTTTCTCTTTATGAGATAGGATCTTGATTTGCGATAGGAAAATAGGTTCTGGTATAGTTGTGGAGTCTTTGTTCACCAAAGACACCAGGCCCCAGTCCTCCAATAGGTTTACAATTGCATTTCTACGAGATAGATCATTGTCGGTAAGGTCTGTAGGTTTACCATCTAATGCAAATAACTCTTTGAAGTGCACAATATAATACTTACCCTGCTTATGTAAAATATGGCAAGATTGGTATAATGTTCTGTCTTTTTTTGAAGCGACACCGATACGGGTTAGGGTCTCTCGAACCTTTAGAAAGTCGTCCTTTTCATTCAATGTAACTTCAACTAGATTTGATATATCTATCATTTCATTCCGCCTTTATCTGTTTTTTTTCTTATTTCAGCGATTTGTTCATCTGTCAATATTGCCAAGGCTTCCCTAGCTCTCTGGTTATTGTAACCATAGTATTGTTTGACACATTCAATATCTTTGTCTGCCGATGGTTTCTGCCACGGTTGGAATTTCCGTTTCATCGGCCTAATACTATTTAGAAGATACTGGTATTGCATGTCCGGTTCGATGGACGGCCAGACATTCAATTCGTTGACATATAGAACACAATCCATATGATAAGATAATGCACGGTTGACCAAAAAAGACTTGTAGTCTTTATAGTCTACTTCATCATGCATAACAGACTTCCCGGTCTGTAAGATAGAAGGTATAATTTCTTTGAATAAATCAGGCATTTTTGAACTCACATTCGACCATGATTTCAGTCAAACATGCGATCAAGTTTATTTCGTGATCAGCCACAAACGCAGCTTGATATTGATATTTGGCAAGAATTATAACTAATTGTGGAACAGAGTTTGCAACCAACTTCTCATAGAGACCATCATACAGAGTACGGAATACTCTTGTTGGATCATTGTCCAAGTTGTTTGTAACCCATTTACGAGCAGAAGTAAAGTCTTTTGATGCTAACGCCTTGGAGAGTTCTCCTATCTGCACATCGGCAACTGATGCAAGAATACCTTTGTCAATTGTGCCAGTAATGCTATAGCGCTGAAGCTCATTAAGGATACGGCGATTATCAGGGAAATACTTCGTAATAACTGCCGCAACGACATCTCTTTCATAAGTCACTCCTTCTTCTGTAAGTATATGTTCCACACGTTTGAGGAACTGCATGGCCATCTTGGCCTTTGATCCGTTTGCCTTGAAATCGATAACCGCACAACGAGAATGTAATGCATCAAGGATACGATTTTTGAAGTTACAGGTAAAAATGAAGGAACAATTTTCACTTACATTTTCGATAATACCACGCAATGCTTTCTGTGCATCTGGTGTTAGATTATCTGCCTCATCGATGATAACAACCTTACGACCACCAGTAAGACTCATTGATGTTGCAAAATTCTTTACTTGGTTCTGCATGGTTGCAATGCCACGATCATCCGAACCATTGATGACTAGGTAATCGATGCCCACTTCGTCACACATCGCCTTTGCAATTGTGGTCTTCCCAACACCTGCGGTGCCAGATAATAATAGATTGGGGATTTGTTGTTGATTGACGTATTCTTGAAACGTCTTTTTGGTTTGTTCTGGTAGAATACAATCTTCTACTTTATGTGGACGATACTTTTCTACCCACAGCATGTGTTCGCTCATTCAAATTCTCCATAATATAATAAAAAAGGAACTAGAGGTTTCCCTCTAGTCCTCGGTCACAGCCCACCAGGTTTATTTGATTTCCAAAATGGATTCAAATAACGCCTCAAACTCTTTTGACTCAGCAACCTCAGTTTGAAAGGATTGCTTATATGCTGTTTTTGCCATACGCTTGACAATCTTTTTAGGAACTTTCAATTCCTCATTGGCAACTTCTACAATTGATTTGATTGCATCATTGTTGGCTTGATTACGTGCCATGTGTACAACAACTTCATCAATATAACCTTTGAGGATCTTCAATTGTTTCTCATCGAATGTTCCAAACAATGTATTCACAGTTGTCATATTTATACTCCTGTTAGAACACCAACAACATCGATATCAGATTCTTCAACAATCAATTGACCGTTGATAAGATTGATAGCAGTCTTTCCTTGAAATTGACCATCTGGTGCAATGAACACCGCAATCACGTAATCAGGATTGATCGCTACTTTGTTACCGGTACCGGCATCAGTAAACCATTTCATTACGAACCTACTTTCTTATTGTCGAAAGTTGAATATTTCTTTTCCATTGCGATGAAATATTGAATGTCAACTTTAGTATTTTTGAATAATGCAATACCTTTAGAAGATATTTGCAAACGATATTCACCTGGAATCATTCTTAGATTTTCCAAACTAAAAACAAAAGTGAATTCTTTACCTGTAGTATTCTCACCCAAATCAATTGCATTGATGTGAGCAGAAGTATCGGATGGATCACATGCTGTCAATGAAACCTTCTGATTGGACTTATCAGTTTCAATTGCAATATGTGAAGACTTCAAAACAGCAGCAGACTTTAGGATACCTGCTAAGTCTGCATCAGAAATAACAATGTCCAAATCCACAGATGGAAGACTCAAATCTTTTTCTGGAGGTAGAACACAATTATTCTTTTCTGTTTTACGGTAGTTGGTCTTAGAACGACCAGACTTGAAGATAATATCTGTTTCAGTTAGATTGATCTCAGTATCTTTATTCAGGTTGTAAACAACCAAGAACTGATTCAAATCATTTACACAGAAGTTATCCGGGAATTCATCATTCAAAGTTGCAGTTGCCAAAACACCTTTCCCTTGGGAAATAGTTTTGAGAACCTTACCTTTTCTGAATTCGATATTACTGTTGATAGATGCAAAGTTTTGCAGTACCGTCAACGTTTCACTAGATAGTTTCATTTTTTCGCCTCATCATCATTTAAAAAGTCTATTGTATCATGTTCGTACAAAAACATCAAGCAGCATAAAGCATGTGCTATGTGGTTCTTACCAGTCTCTTGGTCATTCTGTTCACCAGATTTCCAAGCCCACAAATGCCTCATAGCTGCATCAAAATATCTACGCTTAGAATCTGGTACCCATTTCCAATTATCAGGTTCGTATTTCTCTGCACCAAAGGTTAGTATCTCTACTGTTGCTTTCAATGCATTTGGTGGAACTAAACCGTATTGTAGTTTACCACCATCAAACTTACGACCACCAGTAGTTGCCGTTTGAGAAGCTTTGACTGTATCAACAGGAGATTGTACAATAGTGTCAATCTTTCCCCAAAGGTCTCTACTAGAACCACTATCCAATTCTTTTACCTTGAATTGGAGTTTATCAAGTTTATAATCAGTCGATTGAGGGTACCATCCCATCACATTTCTCCAACAGTTTGTGCAATTGCTGGCATATCGCCTTTGAAGTGATATGTGCCGATATGTTCAGTTCTCATCCATGGACATAACCAAATTTGTCCACCCATCTTACGATACATTTGGCAGAACATATAATCTTCGGACAAGTAACGGTCTGAACCACCACCTGTGATAGAATCTGCTGTGTCAATAACTGTATCAAAGAAAGCATGAATGTAACGTGATCCATCAAAGTTTGCTTGACCTACGTGGTCTGGTTTGTACTTGATTGAAGGATATGCTTCTGTCATTTTTGCAAAGACTTCACGCTTCACCATCATAAAACCAGTACCAATTTCCATAACTTCTAATGGTTCTGAAACATTGAACTTGTCTGTACCTTTTACTGGATTGAATACGAAGTCGCCAGTCAATTGACCTAATGCATCGGCTGGAAGATCAGGGTTTCTTTTCAGAGCTTTCTGAATAGAACTCCACTTGATGGCTTTCTTAGGATAAGGACCACCAATAACATCTCTGTCAAGGGCTAGTAAAGCAATAACGTCTTGTGGTTGAAAGTTGATATCAGAATCGATAAACAACATATGTGTGCAATCTGAGCGATGAATAAATTCATCAACTAGGTAATTACGTGCACGAGTAATAAGGGATTCGTTGAATAGGAAAGAGAACTTGATGCTTACACCATATTGCATACAAAGGCCTTGTAAATCAAGACACGCTTTCATATACAGTCCATGGTTCATGCCACCATACATTGGTGTTGCCACAAATAGGCTTTTCTTTTGGAGGTCTTCTTTTTTGATTGAGATTTCCATTTGGACTCCGTAATAATAAAAGAAAAAGAGGGGCGAACCCCTCTTTCAGATTAGGCTGTCAAAGAGTAACCAGCAGACAATGCTGCTTGTACTAAAGCCTTAGTTGGTTTGCCAAGACGGTATACTTGGACTTTAGAACCGTCATTCTTTGTAACGGTGTTAGTGTAGATTACGTTGCCTTCTTGACGTAGTTCGTCAATACGAGCAGTAACGTTTTGAACGCCAAACAATTTGCGTCCTTGTGCAACTGAGAAAGTGTTGTAACCTTCTGTCTTGGACAAGTAGTTCAACATTTTTGCTTTTGCGGATAATTTAGTCATAATAACTCCTAATAATAAAAAATAATAAAAAACTTTCATCTCTGAAAGAACACTCAGTATATCATTATATATGATGCCTGTCAAGCGTCCTTGCGGTACACTTGCTTTATCTGCCAACTTGTGGTAGATACTTTGCCTTGGTTTCTTCCCAAGACATCCATACCAGGTCGTCATAGAAAAGTGTTTCATATGAAACATTGTTTTTCTTTTGAAGTTGCCTGATACGGCCTTTGGCATATTTGGTTTTCCAAATATTAGCCAACGCCTCTTCACTGGTGTCAAAAGACTTTACCAGTTTATCTTCCGTAATCTCCTTACGGAGAAATTCACATGTGTTATCATATAGTGGAGAGAAATAAATGCCACGTTGGTGTGCACATCTTACCAGTTCTTTTGGTATCTTCAACTTACTATATGCAAAATGTATTGTACGATTCTTATGGTCACGTTTGTATGGTAGACCATTAGGTTTCTTAGCCTCCCACCACTCAAAATAATGTTTGGTGTGATTCTCTTTTACCCAAGCGTACATCTTGTTGAGTATATCACGGTCAGGGAGATAAGCAACTGAGCCAGAACTGAATCCCATTTTAGACCAATGTTCGAGTCCATCGTATTGTGATAACCCATTGGACTTTGCCATACC